CGCCGACAGGAGACACAGTGGGCCGAGCGCAAAACCTGCCCAGAGTGTGGCAGTCGCGCCATCAGTCGCGGTGCCGAGGCCACCACCATCCAAAAATCCGGGTGGAAAGCCGAAGCCCGTTCCATCTACTGCTACAGGTGTTACAACTTTGGCAAAGATTGGAACTGTCCCGTCACGTCCGGTTAAACATCAAGAACCGGAACCTCCAGTCAAACATCAAGAACTGGAAAAGCCAGCCACGCCCCCGGCCAAGGCGCGTGAGCTCCCCCGGCATAAAGGGGTGTCCTTCGCTGAGACCGTGAAGTCAGGTCCGGTGGAACAAAGCAACAAGCCCATTCTCAAACTGGGGCCAGTTGTGGAAGCTGTTGGTGAGATAGTGCCCAGGAAGAACAAACGCGCACTGCGAGCCGACAATTCACGTTGGGTGGACGAAGAGTTAGTGCATTTCTTGCGAATGGAGTTTGCATTCAAACCCAGAAGTTCGGACATGTACCAACTCATGCACACCCAATTGCGCAAACACCTGCGCACTTTCGATACTACAGGGTACACGCAAAAACAGTTGTACGATCTTAGCATCGAAACAGTTGCTGCCGCCATGCCCATCTCAAAAATGGAGCAAGGCGCCAGAACCGCCATGAAGGACGGGCCAGTCCTCGACGAAATGGAAAAGCACAGCAATTTCGTCGTAAAAGGTGTGGTGGGCAATGTCGGGGGAATCATCAAACAAAAGTTTGTGATGCCCGGCAAAACCAAATGAGAACTCCGCACCCTGCCTGCTGTCTGCGTAGGTCACAAACCATCAAGTGGCCGAACCCTGCCTGGCAGCAGTATTAACGCCAGGGATTGCGCCTGCCAATGCACGCGTAGGACCACCAAGCTTTTCGATTACGGAGAGCCAGATTTGAACAACAGTTTCGTCTGGACGCACAAGGGATGTGTGTGCAACGAAGTGGTGGCCCTGAAACAACGACATCAACTGGACACGGGCTTGAGGTATAGATCAAAGATCAACTTGGCTAAGTACCTCTGGCCCCTGTCTAAAACGCTAAGCCCCTGCAGCGAGGACACTGTGATTCAACACAGTGCGGGCGCTAAGCGTAAACTCTTACTCTCCGCGAAGGAATCCTTGAAAGCGTATCCTATCGAACAAGAAGATGCCCGCGTGAAAATGTTTTTGAAAGCCGATAAGGCGCACATTTTCGACAACGACGAGGCTGATTTCGGCGCTCCAAGGTGCATACAATACCGCAACAAGCGCTATTGCCTTCGATTAGCCACCTATTTGCACCAGGTGGAAAAGAGTGTGTACAAGTGCACGGATTCGTCAGGGACGCCGTGTTTTGCGAAGAGCCGCAACTTGACACAACGCGGAGGTGATCTGTGGGAAAAGTTTGAACATTTCCGGGATCCAACAATCATCTGCATCGATCATTCCAAATTCGATGCCCACTGCAACGTAAACCTGCTGAAGCTTGAACACAAGTTTTACAAGAAATGCTTTCCGAAGATCGACAGAGAAGAATTAGGGAAGCTGCTAGCAATGCAAATCACCAACAAGGGTTGCACAAAACATGGGACCAAGTATGAGACACGGGGAACCCGCATGTCCGGAGATCAAAATACCGGACTAGGGAATTCCATCATAAATTATGCCATGTTAGCTGCCTTTGCCGAACACAATGGGTGGGACGCATGCTTTTACGTGGACGGTGACGACTCTGTAATGATGGTTGAAGGAGATGTTAAACCAGACCCAACATTCTTTGAGCAGTTTGGAATGAAGACAAAGCTTGAATGCGTCACGAAAAATTTCAGAGAACTGGAATTTTGTCAAACACGACCAGTTTTCGATGGAACCAAATGGCGATTAGTCCGCAACCCTTACAGGTTGCTGGCAAGGTTGCCTTGGGCCATCCGAACAGTGACACCAGAGTTCAAGAACAAGTACTTAAGATCCGTGGGGCTATGCGAAATGGCCCTAGGTGTTGGGCTGCCTATAGGGCAATACATAGGCAACACACTTTCCAAACTATCCAAGGGATATACAATCACGGGCAATCATTATCGCGCCCAGAAAGAGTACATGAGGCCCTGCAGCGTAAAACTCATACCACCGAGTTATGAGGCAAGGCTGGAATACGAACAAACGTGGGGTATTCCAGTTGCAGAACAATTGCGCATAGAGAGCACCACTATCGAGCTCCCGGAGCTGGGTGACAACCTCCAATTCGATGAGGATCCGTTCCGCTAGGCACTATGTCTAACAAGAATAGAAACGGAGGCAAAAGCCGAACACCCGCACCCTCGAACGGAGGAGCAAACCGTTCAAAACGCAATTACAAGCCCCCACAACGTGTAAATGGGCAGGCTCGAACCCCCCTTCTGCCGGTCGGTGT